ATCGGCTACAGGATTTAGCCGGCTACTATACCTTATCGCAGTCACTCTCTCTTGGTCGAGATGAATATGACAGCCTGGTCGTGGCTACTCGCGCACGTTTGTTCGGATCAACGTCAGGGCTCCGGCCCATGGACTATCAGGAAGTAGTGGAACGCCTGCGGCGAAATGGCAATCTATCTACTAACTCTGGGTTTCCTCACTTCGGTAAGAGGCATCGTTATGTAAACGAGAGTATCAAGGATGCTCGAAACGGTAACTGGGCCAAGTATCCGTGTATTATTGGTTCACGAGGACAGAGGAACTCATCAAGGTTCATTTTTATGGCGCCGTTTAGTACCAATATCGTTGAACAGTCTTTCCTATTTCCACTAATGGATGCAATTCGCGCTAATGGCGCTCATGGGTTAAAGGCTTGGTTTGGGAACGATGCGGTTGTCGACAGCATCACACAGTCTGGATTCCTTTCTAGCGGGAGCTTCCTGTCCAGCGATTACACTGCGATGGACAAATACACTGGGGAAGAACAGATTGAGTTCGTTCTGGATGTGGTGTCTCCATTATTTGACGAGAAATACCGCGCCCTCCTTGAGAAATCATTGAGGCACTTAAACACGTGTGACTTAATACTAGAGGAAGACACGCTCATAGCGGGACAGCGCCACGGGCTGTTCAGCGGCTTCGGCTGGACGAACTTTACGGAGTGCGTCATCAATACCGGCATTCAGATCAAAACTTGTGGAGTTCTTGGAGATGCACTTATTAGAGAGCTTCTCGGGGACGACGGGACCATGAGTTGGGCCCAAGATCTAACTGAAGAAATCGCCAAAGTTTTCGAGAGTGTTGCATCTGCCTTCGGCTACGTGGCTAACGCCGAGAAGCAACTAGTCTCTCGATATAGTTTGACTTACCTGCAGCGATACTATGATTCCGACGTTCTCTTCACGTTTGATGATGGTAGGATTGTCGTTGCTGGATCATATCCGGGAGTTTTAGGACTGAACTCACTGGTAAATCCTGAACGTTTTCATACGCCTTGGTCCGATCGTATGGAGTCATTGAGGGCTATATGTATATGTGAAAACCTATACCAACATCCCTGCTTTGATCAGTTCGTTGAATTAGTCTTGGAAGGGGATAAGCTCAAACTAGGGATACTTATCCCCGGATTTCTCGATGGTTTAGGCCTGGAGAAGGCGTACCGGGACTCTAAATCCCTTACTGGCTTTATGCCTGCCTACACTGGCGCCCATGGGAGGATGGGAATTCGCGAGTGGTTCACAGTGAAGAAGTTACTGCGGATAAGGAACAGGTATATCCGGTAGTCCGGTTGGGTGGGTCGACACACAGACCTTGATGGAAGACTGTTCAATGAACATGACTCCCCC